TTAAAATTTTTAAAAGGGGTCTATAAGAATATTTATACCCGTTCAAATATAAGATTCTATTAGAGTATATACTCTAATAGAATCAAAGTAATTTAATAATTTCTTTGTGTAAATTGGAGACCCCTTTTAAATTTTTTTAAAAGAGAGCAAAAAAACTGCTCTAAATCAAAACTCCAAAAAAAAAATTATATTTTAAAAAAAGATTTTGATTTAGAGCAGTTTTTTTGCTCTCTTTTAAAATTTTTAAAAGGGGTCTATAAGAATATTTATACCCGTTCAAATATAAGATTCTATTAGAGTATATACTCTAATAGAATCAAAGTAATTTAATAAATTTTTAAAAGGGATATTTAATCATCCTTTGGATTTGCTAATAATATAACACCTACAAATCCTCTTGATTTTTTAGTTTCTCCCAAATGTTGACTATTTGTTGCACCATTAAAAGTTAACAATTGCTTCAATTTGTTAATGGAAATATTAATTTTTCCTTCCTTATGGAATTTGGATAAATCGGTACTTAAAATAACATCATCTTTCTTTCCAGTAAAAACGAAATATTTTTTCAATAAAGCCGTCTCATCTCCCAAATCAGCTTTGATATCATTTGTATCATCAATAACTTTTTGACAGTTAATTACTTTACATGGTTCATATGTTTGGAAAACCATTAAAAGGAATGCTTCACAAACATCATTATCCATAACGAAGTCTTTGATTAATGGATCCGCTTTTTTAATGTTTGGGTTGTCAATTCCATCCTTTTTCATATTATCAAAAATGTCTTGTTCTACAAATTTTGAAGGAAAATTAAATTTTGATAATGTTTGAACGGCATCTGGTGGAGCAATTTGAGGAACATCATTACACATCATAAAAAGTCTACATTGTGGTACCATTCTAATTGTTTTTTGATATAAATCTCTCACTTCAATTTTATCACCGCCTGATGAAATTTTGTTTTTAATGAGATTACCATCAATTTTTCCATTGTCATCATTACCATCTATTTTAATTTCGCTTGTATGAAGTAATCTTGTCCACCTATGTTGTTTTAACCAAGCATATTTTTTTGGATCTTCAATAGTATGTGCTCTTTCCATGAGGAAATTATTAGCAGATGTTTCACCAGAATAGATACCAAATGTGTGATTATTTAGGGAAGTTAAAACACCTTTACCACAGTTTCTCATTCCGGACAAAATTAACCAATCTTTATCTTCGATATGTCCGGTAATTGCACGAGCAATGTGATGAAGATAATTCACGTACATTTTTGCGTCTCCAAAAATAGGAAGCAAAACTTTATCAATTAACTCATGTCCAATTTTTGTAATATGTCCAGAAATTCTATTTTCTTCTAGGATTGGTAAATTACGAGAAATTCTTACTGGTGTTATAATTTCGTAATCATCATAATCTTGTTCAATAATTATATCTTTTTTTTCGAAATCCATATAACCATTTTGGAAGAATACTTTTCCTCTGGTAAAAGTAGTCATTCTATCAACAAATTCATTATCACGATAATCAGGATTAATTTTAATTTGATTAAGTGCGGTCATAGTGATACTTTTCGCTCCTGACATATTATTACCATAAGGATGACCTTTATGATCGGTAATATTAAGTTCCATACAGCGATTAATTAGTTCATCAATTACTGATGTTTCTTCACATAAAAATACTCTATCACTTTGTGATCTCAACCATACAATTCCTTCACAACAGAAACATTGGCCTTTCATTGTTGATAATAAAAGATTACTTGCTTCTTTATCATCATCAGCAATCATAGGCTTTTGAATTAACTCTTTTGAATCATCAATTTCGAATTTTTTTAAATCGATGACATTTTTCATTGGTTTCAAAATGTACTTGACATCATAATGAGTGGTCTCATAAATAAAGTTAGACAAATCAGAAAGGAATTTATCATCAATCGATGCCACTTTTTTAGGAATCATCAAACCATCAAATACCAAAACAATATTTTCGATGGAAATTTTGCGTTGTTTGAGAAAGTTTATGGCTTGAAGCAAGCATTTATTTTCGATTTCATTAAAAATTTCTGCCATTAGAGTCCCTATCGTATTATAATCTTTTTTAGTCTTAATTGCATCAAATTTTGCTTCATATGATGGATGTTTAGCAATCCTCCTATGAATTTCGACTATTTCATTATAACAATCAACAAACCAATCCATATTATATTTTAATTTTCCTCCATTGATAATAGCAATAATCTCATTTTTTGCTTCACTCATTGTCATTTTGTACTGATTAGCCATTTTAGTTAGACAAGCATCTCTATTATCACAATAATATTTGATGCCTTTGTAAGGATATTCTGATTTGATGCAAAAATTTAATAATAAAGAGGGTTCACTATTAACCATATCAATATCATTATAGTGATCACATGCAATTGATTCTCTGACTTCTTTCATTAGATTTTGAAGCCCAACACCAGTTACATATTGACGAGAATTATTTTTTTTACCAGCACAATAATGATATGATGTTGGTGTTTTTCCTTTCAAATTATTCCCTATATTTTTCAAAATATATTTTTTTAAAATGTTCTTTTGCTCATGAAGAGGATGTTTTTTTGAATTAATAAATGGCATTGCTCCCCAATTATCATAAATCTTTCTCGCATTAACAAGATTATACAATTCGGTTGATTCGAAAGAAGACATTTTATTTTTTATTATATATATATTATTTATTTTATTTTTTTAATTATAAAATTAAAAATATTGAATCAATTTTTTTAAATTTTGTTGGAATTACAAAAACAATGAGATTTAACGGACTCTTTTTTAAAGAGTTTCTCCTACGATTTTTTGTCTATGTTTGATGCTTAATAAATGTAAAGATCTTGAATTTTTTTTCATATCAACATCACATAAATCACAATGCCAGAGATGATCAGAAGGCACAAAAAAAATAGTTGGATCTCCCATTCTGATAATTACATTATCTGGAAGTAATCCTCTTCTTTTAGAATTGTTCCCATTTATAATATTTTTGAGAGATGGAATAGAAAGTTGATATCTCGTAGCACAAGATAAAAGACTTTGATAGTCTTCAACTATTTCTTTGCCATTGAATGTATAAATCAATTGAACAGTGATTGGTGTCTTTCCCATTTTAATTTATTATTATATATATATTATTTATTTTATTTTTTTATTTAATTATTAAACTAAAAAAAAATTGAATTTGAATTAAATAATTATTAATTTAAATCAAACAAAAAAATGCCAATCTGCCAACGTTGTGGAGCGAAATTTCAGCGTGTCAAAGGAGAATTGTGTATTAATTGTAAATATGGTCAATGTGTCTGTTGTGGACAAAAAATTGATCCCAAGCAACATTTATATTCTTGTTTGAGTTGTTGGATGATAATGCAGAGACCAAAAATGTGTCTCGTATAGTTTTTGCTAAAACTTTTTTTGAAAAAGTTTATTACTTTTAGTTGATGTTGATGATTTTTTTTTTGTTGGCATTTAGATATATCAAATTCTTTTAGAAAAAAAATTGAAATTTAAAAATTTTCGTCATTACTTTTTATAAAAAGTAATAATATAAATAAAAAAAAATGCCAAAGTTTTACACATTATACCAAAAAAATTTAGATCCTATTAATCAAGTTCCTATTATTGTTGACGATAATTTATCGATGATTCTTTTGGATAGATCAAGCGATTGGGATGTTTCGGTCGTTAATTTTTCTATTCCTAATATGGCAACTCCTCTATTTAAATTCGTTGATGATACATATTGGATGGGTTTATCTTATGGATCTAATTTTACCTATCTTCCAATAGTGTTTGATTTTTTGGGTGTTACAAATAATCCAAAACAGGAATTGTGGGATATTTCACCTTTTGTGTTTATGATGAATACCACATTAAAAAATCTCTATGCTCAATATAATAGTACTTATGGAGCATTACCATCTACTAATATTCCATATTTTTATTACAATCCAGAAACAGAATTATTTGAACTTATTGCTGAAAAAGCATTTTATGAAAGCACCCTTACAACACCAATAAAAATTTTGATTAATGATCGTCTTTTAACAAAGATCCCAGGTTATCCACTTGGGGGTCCTTTTACTTATACACATGGATCATTGGATGATAAATTTTGGAGTTTGACATTATTGGATTTTACCTTGAATCAAAAAGTTATTGGTGGAGTCACTTATTTGAGTGTTATATCACAGGGTGCTTATTTAGATAATATGATTGATATAGAGGGTCTTGTAATTCAGACAAATATGCCAATCAATTTTGAACAATCGAGATCATCAACTGGTTTACCAATTCTAACAAGTTTTTCGCTCAATGATATCGATATTAAGCAATTCAGAAATAGAATTGTTTATAATACCACTGTTCCATATAGACAATATGCTCTACGAAATGACGAAGCATTAAAATCAGTCTCTTGTTCTATTTATTCAACAGATGGTGTTGGAAATATTACTCCAATTTTATTACCATATGGTGAAAGTGCTTCAATTAAATTAATGTTTACAGAAAGAAGAGTTAATAAGTATGCATAATGGACAAACTTTTTCAAAAAAATTTTATCAAAAACCAATATATAGTTTAAATATGCCGATTAAATTGGGTCAAGATAATGGAAAATATTTTTTTCAATATGGAAATCAAAAAAAATATTATTTTACAACAGCAATAGGAAGAGTAAATGCGTACAAAAAAGCATTAAAACAAGCACAAGCAATAGTAATATCACAAAAAAGAACTTCATTTATTTAATTTTCTTGGAATCCAAGATGTGTGAATAATTGATCCATTTTATCAGCATAATCAGCATCACTTGCCATTTTTTCGATTGATTTCATTAAAATATCTTTGTTATTACCAATCTCATCTTCTTTCAAGTAATATATTTTCATTAGGATCAATTTGAGTAATAAATATTCTTCCTCATGAAATTCATCACCATTAGCAAGAATAATTTCTACTAATTTTTCATTATCAATCTTTCCCTCAATAAGATTATCTTGAACTGTTTTAAAAATTGACATTCAAAAAATTTAATTATATAATAAACTTTTAAAAAAAGTTTAGCAAAAAAAATAAAATAAAATTTTGTCATTTCTACAAAATTTTATTAAATTTCAAAGATTTCTGATAAAACTCTTTAAAAAAGAGTTTTTAAAGAGTTTTGAATATATCGACAATTGCTTGATCTTTATTTTTGACTTTATCGAAGCAATGAGCGAATTCATTAGTTGTCATATCTTGACACATCATCCTAATGCCACACCAACTTCCACAAGTTGCTGTACTCATTTTTTGTAATTTGAACTGGTTATAATTTACAGGCATATTTGTTTCGGATAATAACTTTAATAAATACGCATAATTTAGATTTCTTTCATTGACTATTGATTTATCAGCAAATTTTAATTCATCATCCGGACAGAAACCTAATGGGTCAAAAAAGTTGATTCCTTCTTTGTTTCCGAAAATGCAAACAAAATGTCCAATATCTGATAATTGGTATAATATTAGTGTTCTGGGTAATAAATCTTCTATCCTTTTAACTAAGTGCATATCGCAATAAGGAACAAATTTACAATTACCAACCTTATTTTGGATTGTTTCATTATCAATTGGTGTATTCATAAACTTTTAACAAAAGTTTAATCAAAACTATATATTAGTTTTTGATAAAAAAAGTTTGTTTTTTATTAAACTTTTTTGAAAAAGTTTGTTTAATATAATGTTGCTCCCTTATCCCAAATAATATACTTTGGATTTTTATGAATAAGCACCCAACGAGATCTTCTAATAACTTCTTTAAAATTTTTCTTATCATGTGCATTAAGACCTATATAATTGGTCAAGAAATATTCCATGTGATTATTTCCTGTACTAATAGGGAACACAATATAGTCGGTGCAATCATTTAAAAGAGTTGACGTGTTACCTTTTCGATCATACAGTTGATGAGCAGTAATAAGGACATTAATATTATCATGTCTTCCGTTTTGAACTAAATCGATGATCAAATTTTCGAGATATTCTTTGATGAATTTATTTTCTTTTGTATTTTCTTTGGCAATTGGATTATCCGATAATTGAGAATTTGAAATATCATCAAAGATGACAAGAGAATTGGCGAAATCTTTGCGTCCTATTCTCTGTTCAATCATATCGATTGAAGGTTGAATTCTTAAAATGTTTTCCTCAATTGGCATATCAAAAAGATCAAAAGTTTCGTCGTATTCATGGCAACTAATTACAAAGACTCTTCTTTTGGGAAATAATTTTAAAAAATTATTGATAAGTGAAGCAACCTGATAACTTTTACCTGATCCGGCCGATCCTGCGATATAAATAACTTGTCTAATTTGAGTTGGCAAAGGATGTATTTCATTGGTGGTATTTAAAATTTCATTCCCAACTCCATTGGGATTAAAATAAATAATTTTTCCTGTTTTATCTTCTATTGCTATTGGCAACGCTTCATGCGAATCTTTGAATGAAAACATAAACTTTTAACAAAAGTTTAATTAAAACTATATATAATATAATCAGAAATTTAAGATTTTTGATTAAATAATTAAAGTTTTTGGATGAAAAAGTTTGTTTTTGTTTAAACTTTTTTTGAAAAAGTTTTTAATTTGGGAACATTTTGCGGAAAGCCCCGGTTCCGATTAGTCCCATAATTTTTGAGATGAAATCATTAAAACCGCCACCCCATTGTTTATAAGCATTACTATATGGCATATAAAGTTGACTTCCTTTATTCATGTCTTCCTGTGGGAAACCGATCACAGTTCTGGTATATCCACCAACGTCGAAAATTACCTTTTGAGGAGAGGACAAAACCATATACATTACTGGATCAAGAATAGTCAGAGTTGATGATTGGTTGTGGATGGCCAAAGTTACTTGAAGATTCCAAGAACCATTTTGACCTATATATGTTGCAGGAGCAAGAGAAATATTCTTTCCGAATTTGAGCATTAGGAATGAACCGGTTAGTGGAATTTTATTTCCGGTTGTTTGATCAGTTGTATATCCGATGAATTGTTCATATAAGTCTCTTAAACCATTCTCTTTGGACATATTATATAGATCAATTTGAGTAGCGGATGCCAAGATACCAGACTTTCCGCAAAAGGTAATATTGATACCATCAATAACGGCTGCGGAATCTGACATGGTGGATTTCAAATTTGCATTGCTTTCCCTTACGAACAACAACATCCATTCGGGAATGCATGGGATTTGTTGATTGCTTGATGCAAAACTGGTAACATATTGATTTGGAGTTAATGGAGTTCCCAAATTAGTTGTTGACCTATCTAATTTATTGCAAGCATATTCGACGGATCTGGGGACATAATCACTGGTTGGAAGATTATACTTGAAAAACAACTTTCCAGTTCCTAATTGAACTGTTGGTTCACCACTTAAAGTTACCCTTGACGAAACAGCATGAGAGACGATTCTGGCTAAATTGGTATTAAAAGTTAGAACAACTTGCATGTTTTGAACATTGGTCAATCCAAGACCATTATCAGTTTCACATGAGAACAGTGGTAACCAAAGAGGTTCATAAATTGTTGCACTAATACTTGAACTGGTTGATCCATTAATCACAATGCATGGATACGCTCCTCTTGGATTATAATGTTCAATCTGATTGAAATATGCACCTAATGGGTTATTCACTGCTGTAACTCCGTCAATATAATTCTGATATGTATCTGGATAATTTGGGAAGACAGTTTGGATTTTTTGTTTAGAAAATCTTGCCATCAAATAAGGGATAATATCACTGACTGGAAGTTGGGTTGAAATGTTATTGATCATCACATTAATATTATTGGTGATTGAAGCAATTGGGTATCCTCTAAAAGCATCATATCCGGTTTGTAAAAGTCCTGTACCAGATGAAATTGTGCCACTATATGTGATAGTCACTGGCATGGCCAAATAAATACACTTATCTGTAATCATATTTAATCCGGCTGGTGGACAATTAAAACTTGATTGATTATTATTATTTATATCAGTGGAAGGGAATTGTCTCATGGTGACATCTTGAGGACTCACCAAATGAACATCCTTATGTTCCATAGCAAAATCGATGTTTGGTACGACGGTTGTAATACTCATTTTTTTTATTATATATAATAAACAAACTTTTTTTAAAAAAGTTTAATCAAAAATATTATATTTTTTGATTAAATAATCCTAAACTCTTTAAAAAAGAGTTTAATCAGAAATCTTATAGTTTTTGTTTAAACTTTTTTTTAAAAGTTTAATTTTTGGAATATTTTGCAAGAGCCCTTTTCAATTCGGCTTTTGAAAGAATTCTTCCGCCATCATCTAATTCTTCCATACCATAACCCATTGATCTGGCTCCTGTGGCCACTGCTTGGGCCACAGGATGTGGAATTACGGAAGCAATACCAGAAACAATTTTATTTTCTTTGACCCAATCATGAATACCCCTAACAACATTAACAACTTTATTCATAAAATCTCTAAAACCTCCACCAAATTGCTTATAAGCGTTGCTATATGGCATATAAAGTTGACTTCCTTTATTCATGTCTTCTTGTGGGAAACCGATCACAGTTCTGGTATATCCACCAACATCGAAAATTACCTTTTGAGGAGAAGACAAAACCATATACATGACTGGATCAAGAATAGTTAAAGTTGATGATTGGTTGTGGATGGCCAAAGTTACTTGAAGATTCCAAGAACCATTTTGACCAATATATGTTGCAGGCGCAAGGGAAATATTCTTTCCGAATTTGAGCATTAGGAATGAACCGGTTAATGGAATTTTATTTCCGGTTGTCATATCACTTGTAAATCCAATAAATTGTTCATATAAATCTCTTAAACCGTTCTCTTTGGACATATTATACAGATCAATTTGAGTGGCGCTTGCTAAAATTCCGCTCTTTCCGCAAAAGGTTATGTTGATACCATCTATAACGGCTACCGAATCACTCGTGGTGGATTTTAAATTTGCATTGCTTTCTCTCACGAACAAAAGCATCCATTCGGGAATGCATGGGATTTGTTGATTGCTTGATGCAAAACTGGTAACATATTGATTTGGAGTTAATGGAGTTCCAAGATTGGTGGTTGACCTATCTAATTTGTTACAAGAATATTCGACTGATCTTGGGACATAATCAGTTGTTGGAAGATTATACTTGAAAAATAACTTTCCTGTACCTAATTGAACTGTTGGTTCACCGCTTAAAGTCACTCTTGATGAAACGGCATGCGAGACGATTCTGGCTAAATTGGTGTTAAAAGTAAGAACAACTTGCATATTTTGAACATTGGTTAAACCTAATCCATCATCCGTTTGGCAAGTAAATAAAGGCAACCAAAGAGGTTCATAAATGGTTGCAGAAATTGATGAAGAAGTGGCTCCATTAATAATAATACAAGGATAAGCACCTCTTGGATTATAATGTTCCACTTGATTGAAATATGCACCTAATGGATTGTTTATTGCTGTAACTCCGTCAATATAATTCTGATATGTGTCTGGATAATTGGGGAAGATGGTTTGGATATTTTGTTTAGAAAATCTTGCCATCAGATATGGTACTATATCACTGACTGGTAATTGGGTTGAAATGTTATTGATCATCACATTAATATTATTGGTGATTGAAGCAATTGGGTATCCTCTAAAAGCATCATATCCTGTTTGTAAAAGTCCTGTTCCAGATGAAATTGTACCACTATATGTGATAGTCACTGGCATGGCCAAATAAATACACTTATCTGTAATCATATTTAATCCGGCTGGTGGACAATTAAAACTTGATTGATTATTATTATTTATATCAGTGGAAGGGAATTGTCTCATGGTGACATCTTGAGGACTCACCAAATGAACATCCTTATGTTCCATAGCAAAATCGATGTTTGGTACGACGGTTGTAATACTCATTTTTTTTATTATATAATTAACTTTTAAAAAAGTTTTATCAAAACTTTTTAAAAGTTAATTATATAATAAAAATGTCAGTAACACAATTATTGGAGCCAAATGATCTAAATCTTTTTTGTTCGTCTATATCCAGTTCAACTGGACTGATTGGAAGCACAGGTCCAATTGGACCAACTGGTCCATCTTCCGGAGCAACTGGCGCAACCGGATCAGCAGGTCCAACAGGGTCTAATGGTCAAACTGGATCAGTAGGTCCTACTGGAGCACAAGGAATACAAGGAATACAAGGAGAGACAGGTTCAATGGGTCAAACAGGAAGCAATGGATTAACAGGAAGCGAAGGACCTACTGGACAACAGGGAATACAGGGTCTTACAGGAGATACTGGTTCACAAGGCATTCAGGGAATCGAAGGGCCTACTGGATCACAGGGATTAATTGGTCCTACTGGAATACAAGGAGTAACTGGTGATGCTGGTGGTCCTACTGGATCAGTTGGACCAACCGGTGCAAATGGCTCAAATGGAATACAAGGATCAACTGGACCAACAGGTGCTAATGGAATAAATGGGTCTAATGGAATACAAGGAGTCACAGGAGCAGATGGTGCAACTGGATTAGCAGGTCAAACAGGTTCACAAGGCATTCAGGGAATTGAAGGGCCTACTGGATCACAAGGTATCCAAGGCATCCAAGGAGTAGCAGGCCCTACTGGAAGTGTTGGAGCAAACGGTTCAATTGGAGCAACTGGTAGTCAAGGAATCCAGGGAGTAGCAGGCCCTACTGGATCCCAAGGTCTACAAGGTATTGTAGGACAACAAGGTCAAACAGGTGCAACCGGAGCCATCGGAAATTTTAATACATCAAGCGTTCTTCACATCACAAATACAACAGCAGTCGGTGCAGGGACAGGAGCAATTATTTCTGATGGAGGTATTTACGCAGCTGGAGGCATTACTTCTAATTCAGGCCAAATTCTGGCTAATGGGACACAAGAATCATCATCAATTTCTACTGGAAGCATCGTAACACTTGGGGGTATGGGATCAGCAAAAAATATTAACTCTGGGGAAACAATTACAGGTAGACAACTGGTTGCTAAAAATATAGGAACATCATCAATTACAACTGCTATGATTAATTCCTATGACACAGGAAATAATTATGTTCAAGATAATATCCAAAATTTATCAACAGGAGATACAGCCAGTTCAGATTTTGTCTGCACAGCGAATGATGGTACTGATTCCACTGGATATATAGATATGGGCGTAAATGGAAGCGGGTATGCACAAGGTCAAATGAATGGACAGGCTCATGATGGTTATCTCTATGTTCTTAATAATACAGGAACTGGAAATGGTGATCTCTTTTTAGGTGCGGGGTCAACAGCTGGGAAAGTGAATATTTTCAGTGGAGGCATGGCTGCAGGAAACCTTGGTCTACAAATGTCAGGAGTACCACAAACAGTATATCTTCCATGGACAACTGAAACTACGAGTTATTCAACAGGAGCATTAGTTTCGTATGGTGGTACAAGTCTTAATAAATCATTGTATCTTGGAGGTTCATCATTTTATGCTCAAATGACAGCGGATTTTATTTCAGGTGGTAATAATGTCGTTTTGGGAATGGGAACTTATTTCAGAATGTTAAATGTCACGGCCAATCTAACAATAACCGGTTTCACAGGAGGAGTAGATGGAAGAGTCATTCATTTATGGGGTTATTATCCAACCGGAGGTATTAATGCCTATATTTCAAACGACAATTCCGGTTCATTAGCAACTAATAGAATTTATACACAAGATGGAGGAAATGATGCCATGTATTTTAATGGAGTGGCCACGTTAAGTTTAATGTACAGTGGTATACTTAGTAGGTGGATAATGATTAATATTACCCCATAAGAAACTTTTAACAAAAGTTTAAACAAAACTATGCACCGGAAATATCAATTATTTCGATATATCTTTTCTTTTTTCCTATTTTGTATTTCAAATATTTTTTTGATTTGATTTGATCAAATAAATGTTTTGAATCAACTCGACATAGGCATAATATTTCACAAACAACTTGTTCTAATGTTAATGTTCGAAATATGATGCCAAGTTCTGTGTCAACTATTAAAATGTACATATTAATTTTATCAAAAGTGAATATATATATTTTTGATAAAATTTTTTGATGAGTAAAAGTTTAATTTTGAATATAAATTTATGGAATTTATTGGATGACTATCTCATTGCGGATGTATTTCGCGCTTCAATGTTAATGGAATTATTGGAAAGAACAACAAATTTGAAAAAGGCTATCGAAAATCAATATCTTTCGAAAGCAGATTTTGTATTTACTTTTTATAATCCAAAAATGGACTATTTGGATCTCCTTGAGCTCTTGTCAAAAAGATGTATATTAAACATTGTGTATTCCAATGATATTCAAATCAAAATATTCGAAAAATTAAAAGAAAAGATTAACAAACTTTTGTTAAAAGTTTAAATAAAACTATGTATTGTTTTTGATAAAACTTTTTTTGAAAAAATTTAGTTTAAGACATGTAATCATTAATTATGAATTGTAGATTATTAATTGTTTCATGTAATGTTTTATTTTCCTCTTCCAATTCAATAATTTTATCTTCCAAATATGAATGTAATCCAAAAATAATGAATTGATGACTGCCATATAAATAATCAACCTTATCATAAATTTTTTCCAAAAGATCCAAAAAATATCTCATTTTATCATAAGGCAAATCATAAAGACAATCACCCTGTTGAATTATTTTACTCAAATGCTCTAAATCCATATCACCTGCGTAATAATATTGAATTGTTTCTCTTTCCATTAAACTTTTAACAAAAGTTCAATCAAAACTATATATTTACAAAATATTCTTTTTCTCAAAAAATTCATCGGCATAATTACAACATATAGTGGTTTTCCTAAAATTTTTTACATATCTCATGTTCCAATAATAATCCTTCCATTTTCCTTCAATTGTTTCAATAGGACACCCATTTTGGCACAAATATTCAACACATTCTAAATGTCCATTTTCTATTGCACTATATAATGTTTCTTCATCCCAAGGACATCCCGTTTCATGTAAATATTTTAAACACTCTAATTGTCCATTTTGAGCAGCTCCCAAACATGAAGTTTCATCCCAATGACATCCTTTTTCATGCAAATATTTGATAATATCAATCAATCCCCGTTGGGCTGCAAATTTACACGATTGTTTATTTATTGGTGATCCAATTCCTATTAAATATTTTAAACACTCTAATTGTCCATAACAGATGGCATCATTACAAAAATTTTTTTGGTATAGTTCAGTACGTGTTACATAACCAGATTTGTATAAATATTTTAAACACTCTAATTGTCCGTTTATTATTGCACAAGCAAATTCATTTGTTCCACATGGAAGATTTTTCTCTTCTAATAAATATTTCAAAAAATCCAAATGTCCATTTTTTGAAGCATAATAACATAAATTATGATCAAACTTATCAGAACATAAACCGAGTCGATTCGGTAATTTTCCGAATAAATATTTAAAACACTCTAAATTCCCGTTCATTGAAGTGGCTAGAAAAGAACAAGAATTGACTGAACATCCATTTTCAACAACATATTTTAAGTGATCTAAATCACCAATTGAAGAAAAATATTCACACCAATCAGCATTAATATCGCTCATAAGATTATGTGTGTTTTTGTATTTAAAAACACAATTCAAATAATCAAATAATTCAAAATCATGTATAGGAATATATACATTTTGTTTAACCATCCTGTCACAAATTCCAACTAAATTATCAAATCTTTGTTTCGTGATATCAAACGAATTCAATAATATTTCAGTAAATTTTAATTCATCTAATACTTCTCTTACTAAATCGAAATAAACTTTAATTTTTTCATCGTACATACATTCATAATCAGTAAAAATAACTTTTATTGACATAATTAAAATATTCTGTATATATTTACAAAATATTTTAATTTTTTAAATGTCATAAATCATAAACTTATGACATTTTATAAAACCACCTTTAATCACCTCATATAACTATAACCCTTTTGTCATTCCTTTATTACTTTGTCATATAATTTTGTCTTATAAGCGCTTATAAGACAAAATTATCTACATTATATCAAAGGAAACATCATCTAAATAAGTGATATGTCACTATAATGGGATTTAATATGTA